TTTCCATAGTTCCCTCCATTTTTTTATTTTATTATACCCCAATTTTTACCTTTTTTATAGTTAACTTTATTAGGTATTTCAAGGGGAATAGCAGTCTCCATTGTTTCTTTTATCAGTGTAGCTTTTTCTTCACTCTCAACAGAAATACATAACTCATCATGTATTTGTATTCGAGGCACAATACCTTTTTTGTACAACTCAACCATTGCTTTTTTTGTCATGTCGGCAGCTGATCCTTGTATTAATCTGTTTAAAGCTTTGTACGTAAAAGCAGGTCTATAATATTCTTCAAAGTATTCACAATTAGGATCGTTTTCGGCTAATCTTCTAGATCTATTTGCTAAGTAATGATCCTTAGCTTTCTTTAAGTCCATAATTGGAACAGGGTTTTTTACAATTTGTTTTCTACCATTAACCTCTTCATACTCACTGTAAACAAACATCCCTTTTCCTGCATCCCATTCTTTATCTACAGGTTCCCATTTATTAAATCTGCAGAACCTATCTTCCAATGTAAAAACATTTTTATTTCTTTCTGCAAATCTTTGTAGGCCGTTAGATAATTCTTTTACAAAAGGTACTTCTCTGTGATACTGTTCAAATAATTCTCTTGATTCTTCTGGCTCTAGTTCTAGTGACCTCGCTAGTTTACCTTTACCCATACCATAAAATAATCCTAGGTTAATTGTCTTTGCTTGTTTCCTAGTTATTTTAGCCATTTTTGCTACTATGGCATGAAAGTCTGTTGTGGGATCTTTTTGATATTGCTCTGCTAAATTTTTAGCTCCTCTCATTCCATTTTTTAAAGCATAGTGAACAACTAGTCTCGGCTCTTGTTGCGAGTAATCAAATGAAGCCCACTCTTCTCCTTCTTCAGGCAAAAACAAAGATCTAATTATATTTCCATATTTTCCTCTAGCAGGAATCTGTTGTAGGTTTGGATTACTCATTGAAAATCTTCCAGTTACTGTTCCGCCTTGATCTGATCTAATTTGGTTTATATCGGCGTGTATCCTCCCGTTGTGTACAAATTTTAAAATACCATCTACAAAAACATTAACCAGTTTGTCATATTGTCTTGCTCTTGCTATCATCCTTAAATAAATATTAGAGTGAGATTCTAAATAATCTTTTGATAGGCTGGCTCGTCCAGATTTAGGGGTTTTTTTAAAATCTTTAATGCCTTGTTGGTCTAATAATCTTTGTATGGAATCAGCTGCCCATATCTCTATTTTTATTCCTGTTCTATCTTTAATACGTTTTATTATTCTTCCTTTTCTTTTGTTTAGATCTTCTCCCAATGTCTTTGCTTTTTTTTCATCTATTCTTACTCCTTTAAATCTCATATCAACAAGACATGGGAATAAAGCTGTTTCTAAGGCAAATATTTTATCTAATGTTTTTACTGCTTTACCTTCTGTTTTTATTGGCTCTTTTATAATTTTTTCAAATTTATTCCAAAGTCTTAGTGTTAAACTAACATCTTGTTCTGCATATTCTTTAACTAGAGAATAAGGTAGTTTGTGCATATTTGACATAGGGTCTGATATACCGTGGTCTTCTTGAGCTTTCTCAGTTAAATCATATTTGTATTTTGAGTCTTTTAAATAATCTTTTGATAAAGAGTCTAAACTATATCTTAATCTATTCTCATCTATCACAGATGCTGCTATCATTGTATCAAATATAGGCCCTTTTACCATGCTCCCTGTTTCTTGTCTAATCCAACACACATCGTACATAGCATTGTGAAATACTTTAGTTACATTTTTATTTTGAAATATTTTCTTGTTAAGGACTTTCCACACCTGGTTAGGTGCAATATTAGAAGTGGTATCACTATGTCGCATGGGAAAATAAAACTTTTTATCTTTATAAGCTAGAGCTATTCCCACTACTTTCCCTTTACCTCTTATGGACCCTGATCCTTGTTTCTTTAACTCTGGATCATATGTTTCTAAGTCAACAGCGATAACATCACCATCTTTTATTACCACATCATAAAGTTCAGCTCTCATTTAATACCCCCCATGAGTTAGATTTATTTTTTTTATCCTTTTTACTTTCATCAGGATAATCACGATCGATTGCCATTTGACAATAATGAATTGCTTTTTCCAAATCTTGTTTTTGTCCTTTCTGCTTGTGCCTGCACAAATATTTTATAGCGTTTCCTTCAGCAAATGGCAAGTTATTTTTATTTATAAACTCGCTCGGCTGAATTTTCATCGAGCTGTAATGTGATCCTCCAATTTGAAAACTGTAAGGGTCTACAGCGTCATTCCGTTTCTGCTTTTTATTATCCATAATGTTTTTTTTGCTCTTGAACATGCAACATATTTTATTCTTCTTTTTGTAAAATCATCCTCTTCTCTTAGTATAGTCAAATCCACAACAGCGTTATCAAACTCCTTTCCTTTTATTGTGTGTATATTTTCTAAAAATATTCTAGGTTTTTCTCCAGACGGATCACGTTTCACAACATTTCTAATAAAGTTTTTTATTTCAATTGTTGATGTTTTATTAATGTTTTGAAAATCATCGGAGTTTTTGACAACTGGGTTTAAAAACTGGTTTTTAATTAACCATTCGATATCATAGTTTCCTTTGTCAATTTTATCTAAATTATCCTCTGAGTAATTTTTTCCTAAATATTCAGGAAGTGTGTCTTTTAATATCTCTCTAGTAGCTGCCCTACTGATTTTTTTGTCTCCGCTAATTAAATTTAAAAAATTTCTTTGGTTTTTTATACCTGATGTAGGATATTTAAATTTAAATTTATTCTGTTTATCTTCTATTTTGAAAGGTACCCCTAGTTTCACTAGGTATTTTATTGACTCTTTTGGCTCATTCCCTCTGTATGTGAATGCAAAAGTTTCATTAGTTTCTGTCAATCTTTTGGTAAGTTCATCAAGATGAGGATCTTCCGTCAGGTTCATCATTTCAAACAACTCGCCTTCTACAACTGGTCCCGTCGGTTTACCATCTTTATCAAGTTCTCTTCTAGGAGCCCATACTCTTTTATAACCGTAATGATCCCATATTGGTTTAATTATTCCTTTACAATATTCATTAATGATTCTTGGACATCTAAACCCTTGTTCTAGCTCTTCTTCTGGATGAGCAAATTCTTTGTGAAATTCATCAGGATCAGCTCCAGCAAACGCAAATAAGGATTGATCAGGGTCGCCCGCTTTATAAAAATATTCTACACCTGCGGCCATTTTTTTCTCCGCGGCTCTTTGTATTACACTTGAATCCTGAGCTTCGTCAACAATTAGAACTTTTATACCTAAATCTTCAGGTTTTATTTCATCAGAGTTTGTAAAATGTTCAACCATATCTTGGAAATCTAGTATTTTTCCTGCACGCTGATTTATTTTTACATTACTTTTAAAATTGTTATAATTTTTTTCTAACTCTTGGAGTTCAGTCATGCTGTATTTATAGTCACGTTTTTCTTCAAAAGTTAAAGATCGGTAGTACTTCACTGTGTCGAAACCGTTATCTCTAGCCGTGCTGTGGAACTTGAAAAAAGGGTGTTTAGCTAATAACATTTCTAAATTATAAAACTTTTTAGAGCCAGTATATTTGTCAAACAAAGGATATATTGTTTTTAAATTATTGTAGTCATCAACATTGTCACCAAGACTAAAAACAGTTGGTCTTCCTTTTATTCTTGACATAAAACATTTATGCATCGTTGTTACGGTTTCATTTAAGGTGTCTTTAGATTCTTTTACTAGGCGAAATACATCTGCTTCCCTTTCATTTTGATATCTTTGAATATTGTCGTCCTTCAAAATTCTTTTTCTAATTTCATCAGCTGCAGTGTTAGTGTGAGAATTTACTATTATTTCTGTAGCAGAATATTCTTGTATATGGTTATAGAACTTATCTGCCAAACATCTAGTCTTACCAGTACCTGGTGGACCTGCTATTCTAATCTTCTTCATTTTTTTTATTCTCTATTTGTTGTTGTCCTGGAGCCAATGTTATTATAAAGTTTTCTCGATCCTCTTTGAAACGCCAAGTTGGACAAGATTTATCTTTTCCAAAAGTATCTTTTACTTTTCCGTTTATTTTTTCAGCCTTTAACAAATGTTTTAAATCAAAAGCTATTTTTCTTATGGGTCTAAAATCTCTGTTAGCTTTTAAATACTCCATTAATTTATGTATTCTTATATCCATTTCTTTCGTCTCCTCGTTGTAATAGCATGCACCATCTAGTAAATGAGAACTGATAACACTTACAGTACATTTACTTAAAAAATCATGCATAAGTGCTCTAAACTCATGTTCAGGAGTCGATTCTGCTGCTGCTTTTTCGTAATTTCTTTTTGCTAATCTAGCAAGGTTCATTCTTCTAAACTCTGTAGATTTCATATTAAGTATAGAATCATGAGGAAAGTATCCAGCGTTCGCTAGTCTGGTTAAGTATTTATCTTTGTATAAAAAGAAAGACCCATCCATCTCTATTCTAATTCGTTTATGCCCTCCCTTGTCACTCTTTTTTACGTCAACACTTTCGTAAAATATTGGAGGTTCACTACAATGCTCAGTTATCTGTCCAAGAGCCTCTTCTGCTCCCACTAACTCTAAAGCTTGATCTGGAGTAATACCACATAGATGTCTTGTGCACGCAGAAGGTTCACAATATTTTTTTATATTTGGTCTTGAGCATAAATATTTATATTCTTTGTCTTCTGATTTAAAAATCGTTTTTTCTATCTCAGCTTCAGGTAAAGGTTCTTTAAGATATTTTTTATTGAAATGTTTTAATAAGCCTTTTGAATCAAGGTGTTTATATTCTTCTATTTTTTTAGCATGTGTTTGTGCTCTTTTTGCCCAAGTATAGCTATGAAGTAAAAAATCATTTCTCCCTATGGTTGTTGGAATTTTGTTATTATTTAGTCGTAAGGAGTTCTGTTGACATGGTAAAAATAAATCTTCTAAGCTCGTATGCTTAACTTTTTTTGTAGGTAGTTTTATTTCTTCTACCAGGTATTCATCTAAACTTTCTTGCACATATTGTTTGTGCATTTCAAAAAACTCTTCCACTGTAGCTGCATCAAAATTATCTTTGTATGCATACCTACTTCCTTCTTCATGATTAAAGTAAGGTAAATTTAACCAAGACCCTGTCTCTTTCTTGCTCAATTCTGTTTGCATCGGATATATTCTATCCAGTTTATCTGCTAAACCTAATTTAGAAGCAAACTTCTTCATAACTAATTTTACTTCTTCAGCGGGCGTAAATTCTTTCATGAACATGTAAACATGAGCTCTACCGCTCTTTGACCTAAACATTACTAATGGAAGTTTTAATTTTCTAATTTTTTTGAGAAGTTCTTCGTAGTCTAAACTTTCATCATCGATATCTATAGCGCCCCATTTACAGGTTCCGTTATCTGTTAGTGGAAAAACTCCAAGACTTACACCTATACCTCTTAAGTGGTTTTCCCATAAATTTCTTTGTAAGGGTTTATGTTCGACCCAAGGTTTCCCTTCCACTTTTAAGGATATACGAGAGTCGTTTCTTTTAAACTGCCCATAAGCACGATCTAATCCTTCAAATATTTTTATAAACTCATCTATCATATTTTTGAATGGGCGGATCCACTCTCGCTTCGCCGCCCAATCCCCGAGGAACTTATAAATTTAATGTACTTTTAGTTTCTTCTTGAACTTCAGGTTTAGCTTCAATTTCACCACTACCTACTCTTCCAGCGAAATTTTTAGCTGTATCATATATATTTTTATCTGATACAGGACCAACCTGAGATACATCCCATCCAAACCATGTTCCTTTGTCATTAGACATTTGAACTGTTTTTAGTTTGTAAATGTGGCTATATGTTGGTGGTGTAAACATACCATTTTTACCTTGCAGTTTAATACCCATCATCATTGAGTT